TCACGGGCATGATCGCGCTGCAGTTGATGGCACAAAAGCGCAACGTCCTGATTGCCAGCTTTGAGATGAAGCCCACCACAACCTTGCAGCGCATGGTCAGGCAATTCACGGGCACGCAATTTCCCACGGCTGACGATTACCGAAACTTTGCAGCGTGGGGCGGCAACTACCTGTGGTTTTATGACCGGCAGGGCGAAGTCTCTCGAGAGCAAATCATCGGCGTTGGCAACTATGCAGCGCGTGAACTCAAGATGAACGACTTCTTCATTGACTCGCTCATGAAATGCGTGAAGGGCGAAGACGACTACAACGCTCAGAAAGACTTCGTATCGGATTGCACGAACCTGGCTCGAGACACCGACCTTCACATTCACCTAGTCCACCACATCAGGAAAGGTGCGACTGACGAGGCCATGCCGCAGAAAGTGGATATGAAGGGATCGGGATCAATTGCCGACCAGGTGGATAACGTCTGGATGATGTGGCGCAACAAGAAGAAGGAGCGCTTGATCGAAGCTGGCCAAGCCGTTGATCCTGCAGAACCCGATGCCATGCTGCTTTGTGAGAAGCAGAGGAACGGCGAACACGAACCGCGGTTAAGACTTTGGTATGACCGCACATCCCAACAGTTTTTGGAGAAACCCGGTGCAAACCCCTACCGATTCGACCCCGATTTTTGAGGTGACACTGCCATGGCCACCTACCGTCAATACTTACTGGCGACACAAAGTCACTGGCAGGCTCGCAACCGTGTACGTTTCAGGAGTGGGCAAGATCTATCGCAAGGCAGTGAACGACCTAGTGATGGAAGCCGCAATGGTTCAGCGCTACCTCAAGCAGGCTGGACCCTTACGCGTAGTGATCGAGGCCTTCCCGCCGGACAGAAGGAAGCGGGATCTGGACAACATCCTGAAGTCCCTGCTGGATTCACTGACGCACGCAGGGGTGTGGGAGGACGACAGTCAGATTGATGACCTGAGGATTTACCGATCAACCATCGCCGGCATGGTGAAGGTGCGTGTTTACGATTTAAGCCAAAAAAAGGAGGAGGTAGTAGGGTGACATCAACCAATCAAAAAAAATCGCTGTTTAGGCCTCATGGCGAGGCTAGAAAGGGCATCTATGGAAATTGAAGAGGTACACGATCCGCATGACGCGGTGGACTTTATGGTGCTGCACGCAAAAAAGTACGCTGCAGCCAAAGCTTTGAGGATTTACACCGAGGAGTTTCGCAAGAGCAAGAAAGCGATCTTGATGAAGCAAAGCTTAGAGACCGCAATCGGCGCACAAGAGCGTGAAGCTTATGCGCACCCGGAGTACATCGAATTATTACGAGAGTTGCAAAAACACGTTACTGAAGAGGAAACATTGAAATGGAAACTAACAGCAGCACAGGCACGAATCGAGATTTACAGAACGCAGCAGGCGAATCTCAGGGCGGAGGGCAAGGCGACGATATAAGCGACTCGCATCTGATCAGGGAGCGCATGCTGGCCGACTTTGCTCGGTTCATTGGAAGTCAAGCCTGGGAGGACGATAAGGGGTGGACACAAGCCGTTTACCACAATGCTTGGGGCGATGGCTTTTATGCCGGCCTTCATTACGCCAAATCACTTTTCTATGAAATCCATGACGAAAGACGAAAAAAAACATCTTGGTAAAGTTGCCGCTATCGGTTGTGTGCTCTGCTATCTGAAGGGCACGCCCGGTACGCCGGCAGAGATCCACCACCCCAGAAAGGGAACCGGCATGGGCCAGCGGGCAAGTCACTACGACGCAATCCCTCTGTGCCCTGAGCATCACCGCGGGAACACGGGCATTCATGGCATGGGCGTGAAGGCTTTCACTAAGCGCTATGGGGTGGATGAGGCTGAGTTACTGCACATCACCCGCCGTTTGGTTGCACATCATGACCATTTGTCGGATGGATGGCGTACTCACACACAAGTGGACTAAAAGTGTGTAGGATTGAGCCTGTAGTAACCAAACAGTGAAACCAACAGGAGAAACGAAATGCTTTTAATTGAATCAGTCAAAAACATCACCATCGCAAAAACACGCAACTCACGTTTTTACGGCGAGCCAACACTCTTTGCGATGATTGTGGATGAGTCCACCGGCTACGCACACGAAATGGAATTTGCCAACATCGAAGAGGCAAACGACTTTGTAGCTCGCATCAACAAGCTAACCAAAAAATAAATCAACCGGGGCTACGGCCCCATCACATGGAGAACATCATGCAACACGACGTTACCGCAGAAAATTACGACAGGATCAGCCTCAGCGATTACGAAGGCGGTTTGTGGATGTCTATCTGGAAGGTAGGCGCACACTGCAGCATTCACTTGAATCAAGAGCAGATCAAAGAACTTCACAAGGCCATCAGCGAATACATCAAGGAGACGGCAGATGAACTATGACTGGTGGCTCGACAGGCAACTCTGGGAATATGACCAAGAGCGGCTTGACTCAGAGGAGCAGGAGGACTTAGACTCGGACGAGTTTCCATGTGATGTCTCCTGTTGACTTACCTCAAGTCTTTTCCCCGGCGCAATGCCGGGGTTTCTTTTTGTAGCAAAGCATAGTAAAATCAATCAGTTACATGAGCGCCTGCGCAATAATCTTGCAGGCCGCGCCACAAAACCCTACGATTAACGGATCGAGACGAGTCACTGAGAGTATGTGATGGCCAAATCCGCAAAACCCAAAGATGATGCTGCGCCGCGCAAAACAGGCCGGCCAAGCAAATACACGCCTGAGATAGCCACCAAGATCGTAGAGCAGCTAAGTGAAGGTATTCCACTAAGAGAGATATGCAGACAAGAGGGCATGCCAGCTTGGCGAACCATTTACGATTGGATGTATCAGGATGATGTTTCTGGGTCGGCGAGCGTCGGTCTTTCCGCAGCCATCGCGAGAGCACGGGAAATTGGCTACGACAAAATGGCTGAGGAATGCATTGAGATTGCCAACACGCCAATGTTTGGCGAAGTCAAGACGATTGATGGCGACAAGCTGATTGTCCGCAGGGAAGATATGCTTGGCCACCGCAAGCTGCAGATCGAGACCAGGCTCAAGTTACTGGCCAAGTGGAACCCCAAGAAATACGGTGATCGCCTCACGCATGCTGGCGACGCTGAGAACCCGCTCGAGGTTAAGGCTGATGTATCCATCTTCGACGCCATGCTGAAGAACTTAGAAGCGAAACGCCAACTTGGGGACAAGTGACCTCGAGACCCTACTGCGTGATCCGCAGGTAAGGGCTGAGTACACCAAACTTCCTGCTGACCAGGCTGCGGCTTGGGGCTGGAGAATGATGTGGCTCACGCGAGCGCTCAAGCACCAGATCCTGCCGACGGGTGACTGGTGGTCGATCTGGCTCATGCTAGCTGGCAGGGGTGCCGGCAAGACAAGAACTGCAGCCGAGCAGATCGCCTGGTGGGCATGGTCCCACAAAGCCACCAGATGGCTCGTGGCGGCGCCAACATCATCAGATGTGAGGGCTACATGCTTTGAGGGTGATTCGGGCCTCCTGCAGGTCATTCCGCCCGTCCTAGTGGCTGATTACAACAAGGCGCTGCACGAGTTACGCCTAACCAACGGCTCGTTGATCAAGGGCATACCCGCGAGTGAACCGGAGCGCTTCCGCGGCCCGCAGTTCCACGGTGGCTGGCTTGATGAGTTGGCAGCGTGGGAATACCTGCAAGAAGCCTGGGACCAGATCCAGTTTGGCATGCGACTCAAGCTCGAGAACATGAAGACCAGGCTGATCTGCACGACCACGCCAAAGCCTAAAGACTTGATTATTGATCTGATGTCAAGGGAAGGTGACGACGTCGTACTGACAACTGCATCGACCTATGCCAACCTCGACAACCTCTCTGAGAACTTCAAGCGGCAGATCCTGCAGTACGAAGGCACGAACTTAGGAAGGCAAGAAATCCACGCTGAGATCATTGACGCTGAAGAAGGCGGTATCGTCAAGCGGGATTGGTTTCGCCTATGGCCTGCAGACAAACCTCTGCCGAAGTTGGAGTTCATTGTTCAGTCCTACGACTGTGCTTTCACTGAGAAGACGCAGAACGACCCGACGGCCTGCATTACCTTCGGTGTCTATAAGCCAGAAGACGGCGGCATGCGGGTGCTGATTATTGACGCCTGGCAAGACCGGCTGCAGTACCCTGACCTTAAGCCTAAAGTATTAGACGAGTACGAGATCGTGTTTGGCGAAGGCAAGGATGCAAAGCGGGTTGACTTGGTGCTAGTCGAGGACAAGGCCGCGGGTATCGTGCTCATCCAAGACCTGCAGCGTGCCCATATCCCGGTAAGGGCATATAACCCTGGCCGGGCAGATAAGATCCAACGCTTGAGCATTGTGGCCAATATTGTCAAAGCAGGACGGGTTTATGTGCCCGAGTCAAGCGTTAACCCTGGCTTTGTCAGAGACTGGGCAGAGGCTATGGTCACGCAGATCTGCTCATTCCCAAACACAACAAATGATGATTTCTGTGACGCGTTTAGCCAAGCCCTGAGATACCTGCGCGATGCTGGCTGGCTAAGTATCGACCCGCCACCGCCCGATGATTATGACGAGGAAGACCTGATCGACGCTGGCGTTACGAAGACCAATCCGTATGCGGCTTAAATCAGAACAGCGTCAACTCAGTATCACGCAACTGAACCTTCTCAACGCCATAAACAAGAACACGCAACCCAGCCCAGGCCGAGTCCTTCTTGCTTGCAAGCAGTTGCTGAATCAGCTTGGCCTGCATCTCTGTCGTAATTTCAATATGGCCATACCGATCAAGCCAGCCGCTACGCAAAGGGTACGGGATGCCAAACACTCTGCACTCCATGGCAAGGATCGCCCCCGGCTGATCAGTCTTGTATTTCGCGCTAAGATATTCTCTAACATTCATAACGATCCCTCCTATAAGTTAACTAAGTTAATACTGAGTTATATATGCGGAGGGTTTGAGTGGAGCGATCTGGGCAAATACTCACCTAACCCTGTAGTTAACAAGGTTAGTGGGTACCATGCGGACGGGAATCGTTATCGCTACATGGGGCCAGCCTTTACGCATGGACTGACTATGGCAGTTACGGTGTCGCGCACCCCTGTTTCTGGTCTGCCATCCCTCTTGCGAGGTCACTCATATCAGTTGGGCTTGAAACAGTTCCCCGTGGCCCTCTCGCGCAATTACGGCGGTGATCGGTCTAGCTGCGCCAGTTATCGGTTTCGGCTGGGTTCTGAGTCCCACTCCATTCACAGCAAACTTTGGTCTGTGATCCGTGCGGCAAACAAAAAAGCCACTTACTGCTGCTCCCGGTTGCGGGATCCCGGTGTTCTGGGATCGGGAGCATGAGTAAGTGGCCTTCAACTAACATTGCCCGCGACGACAACGGCTCAATGATAATGCTCACTAATAGACTTTGCAAGTCCCTATGGGTATCATCCGCACAACATGAGGGGCTAGCATGAGCAACTTACGGGCAAGGCTTGGGTTAAAGGAAGGCGGAAGCCTGCGTGAGCGGCTTGGCTTGAAGGACGGCGGTGTCGTCCGCATGCAAGACGGCGGCGATCCCACGGCCAGGTTCATGGGCAAGACGCCCAAGCGTGGCGTCAGTGCGCTACCCGGCTATGGCCAAGGCAACATCCTGCAAGACATTGAGGGCGTGGCACCGCAAGTCGCTGGCGGGCTGGACGTGCTGCTGACTGGTGCGCCTATCGTTGCCCGTGCTTTAGCGTCACCCGCGGTAGGCGTTGGCACCTTCGTCAAAGAAGCGATCAAGAGCGGCGACCCAAGAGATCCGACGCCACGCCAGCGTGCCGGCGAAGCAGCGCAAAGCTTCATCACTGAGAACCTCCGCCTGCCACAGACTGAGAAGGGCATTGAGTACCTCGAGAAAGGCGCTGAGATGCTCGAGGACATGCCAGACCTCAAGCTGCCACCATTCCTGCCCCAAATGGCCATGCTGCCACCGACCACGGGTGTTGCCGGCGCTCTGAGGCAAGCGGCAAAAACTGCCGGTAAGGAAATGTTAAGACCCGTTGATCAGGCGATGCGCGGCGAGGGAATGTTGGCAAAACCGCTACAAGGGGTAGCGCCAAGACAAGTTATGCCTGGCACAATGGCAGACCAAGGAGTCACCTATGAAACAACCACAGAAGGACCGTTCTACCGAGTCCGCCCTAGCCGTTCTCAAGCGGCTGCAGGGGAGGGTCGAGGCATTGTCGAAAGAGTACGGGACGAAGCAGTTGCCCCAGGACGAACTGGAAGCGATGTTTCGCAACCAACTACGGATGAGGCAGTCAAGCAAGCGATGAGCGACCCGGCGAACTTTGTTCGTCAGGCCGCAAGCACTTACACGCAGGAAACCACTGGCAAGCCTTATGCGTTGCCAGACATGCCTGAAAGCTCCATCCTCAAGCAGGCACCAATTGGCCGCACCTTCATGCTGGCCACGACAGATGATCCCGGCTACAAGCAGGAGATCTTCCGTCAGTACGCCACGCAAATGCCAGAAGTCATCGAGCAGTCTGGCGCAACCAACTACGACGAGTTACTGGTAGCCGCATACCGCCAGATGGCCAAAGAGACTGACGAGCAGTTCAAGCGCTTGCCAGTTAGCCTGTCTTATCACCGCGCAGGCGAAGGCAACTACCGCAACAGCAAGCAAATGCTGCAGGACGTATACGGCAACAAGCACCTTTACGTTTTCCAGGGTGGCGATGAGCACCCCTTCCTTAAGGATGTTGACCCCAAGACGGGATTAAACGAGAACGAGAAGTTTCGCGCCGTGCATGACTTTTTCGGCCATGCCATCCACGGCAATGAGTTTGGCCCCAAGGGTGAGGAGATTGCTTGGGCTGCGCACAGTCAAATGTATTCGCCGCTGGCACGCCTGGCTATGAGTACCGAGACGCGAGGCCAGAACAGCACAGTCAACTACACGCCGCTTAACGCCGCATTAAAGCGCACCATCAACGAATTGCAATCGCTGCGCTACGAGGCCAACCGCCGTGGCCAAACAGAGCAGGTTAAGCAGATTGATAAGGACATCGCCAAAGCTTACGAGACGTTCCAGTTTGCACCGCAAAAGCCTTTGCTCCTGCCGCCAGAGTTCTTGAGCACGTCCTACGCTGGCGAGATGCCAGACTATCTGCGCCCACTGATCAAGCCCATGGAAGGCACGACAGTCTCCACGCCGATGCTGCACTACAGCAAGCAGGCAGGGCTGACCGAGACTGACCCGTCGTTCTACGGCACGGGCATTAAGGGCGAAGAAGCAGCGAGACTCGGATTGCCTGGGGCTATATCGCCGCGCACCTACTTTTATGCCGGCCAGAACATGGAGCCAGAGGTTGGCCTTGGCCCACACAAGTACCGTGCGATGGGCGAGAACCTGTATGACCTGGCAGCAGATCCATTGCAACTGCAAATGCTTGCACGCGAAACCACGCGCATACCGATGACGGCCACGTCAAACAAGGGATTGGCACAGCCTGCTGAGGCTACCAACGCACTAGAGCGCCTTATTCGTGACTATGGCTATGCCGGGTACCTAAGTCCGAGACTGGCCAAGCCTAGCGTTGTCATGTTTGGCAAGACGCCCGTGCAACCTTACGCCAAGGGAGGCAAGGTGAGATTTACTGACAATCCCGACGTACAAGCCATGGTCGTTCACATGGCCAAGGGCAAAGGTGTAACACAGGCTGTTGCTGAAGCGGCTAAGGCTGCTGCCAAGCGTGCTCGTGACGTGCAGCGCGAGAAGGACAAGGTAGCCAAGGCATTGCTCAAGGAAAATCCCAAGATCAAGCCCGAGGAGCTAGACAAGAGCGCTGAGAAAATTGCAGAGCAAAATATCAAATGGGCGCAAGAACAGAAGCCAGCGTTTGAAAAAAAGTACGGGCAGCTTGTTCCTTCCAAGGGCAGTGAGTCGCTAGGGGAAAGGCTGCGTAACGTGCCCGAGGTTGTAGAGCAACGCGCCAAACGTGCAGAAGAGTTTCTTGCTCAACCTACTGAGCCATGGCAACCACCGCGGCCAGCACTGCAAGCCTTTGATCGCGCAATGATCAAAGATGCAATGGAGGGTTTCCCTGGTATTGAGCAGACGCGTTTCCCGCGATATGAGCCGCCAAGAGCCGACCTTGGTTACATTGATGAGATTTATCAAGATCCTCGCAACCGAGCGTTGATTGAGGCGCAAATTAAACGCGGCTTACCTTTGGGCGGCGAAACCTTTTATCCGTCGCTGTATCCACTAAAGGTAGCCGCACTTGAGCGTGGCATACCAGAGCAGCGGTTCAATCAGTTTATTTACGAGACAGCGCCGGCATCAGCGCGAAACACTATTCTCAACGAGATGGCGGTAGGTCAGTTTTTGCGAGACATGAACGCTAGAGGCTTGCCGCTTGACGAGCAAACCGTTGAGCGTGAGATGGAATTGTTTAAGCAGAAATATGGTGTTGGCTTGCCTTTGATGCCAGTTCACCGCATGGGCGTGCAAAGCGTCATTGAGGGCAATCGTGATTTGCGCGAGATGTCAAAAGCAAACATCCCCGTCAATTACAAGATCCCCACTTGCGGCACACAGAAGGCTGGCGACTTTGGCCAGTCAATTACCCTAGATGTGCATGAGGCTTCAGGTCAAACGCAAGGCAGTCAGTACCATCCATACTTCAACAAACAAGGCGGTTTTGGCCAAACGGAGTATGGGCGTGGCGAAGACTACATGCTGGATATTGCTAAAGGCTTAGGATTGCCTGGTGGCACAGCACAAGCTGGTAGATGGTTCGGCGGGGGCGAATTAACAGGGCTGGCATCGCCTCGTGGTGATGCATTAGATCTGCTTGAGAAGCAAACCGCTTATACGCTGCATGGCATGGGCATCAACCCAACGCCGAGAAATGTGCGCAATTACCTTCTTAACATGGTTGAGACGGGCGAAGGGGTGCTTATGCCCTTTTATGCAAGCAACAAACGGCCACAGCTACCTGATGTCCGCTCTGAGAAGAAAAAGGGCGGTGCTGTTGGTGGCCTTAGCGCCTTAGAAAGGGAATATGACTATGCCTGAAATGCCCATTGAGCAGGAATATGGCCGCTACGTCGATCCGATGCAGGATGAAGAAGACCTAGAAGAGGGTCTTGAAGTCGAGTTGCCTGAAGAATCGGCAGAACTCGAGGAGCTTCCTGATGGTTCCGTGCGGGTTCACTTCGACGATCTGAAGGGTCCAGAGGATTCGCCAGACTTTTACGAGAACCTGGCAGAGAAAATCGACAGCGTAAAGCTGTCAGCGCTGGCTATGCGCTATGTCAACCTGATCGACAAGGACAAGCAAGCCCGCGAAGACCGCGATAAGCAGTACGAAGAGGGTCTCAAGCGTACCGGCATGGGCAAAGATGCGCCCGGCGGCGCCACGTTCATGGGTGCCAGCAAGGTTGTCCACCCGGCGATGGCTGAAGCTTGCGTGGATTTTGCCTCTCGAGCCATCAAAGAACTGTTCCCGCCTGATGGCCCGGTCAAAACCAAGATCTTAGGCAAGATTGATAAGGACAAAACAGAGCGTGCCGAGCGCAAACGCGACTGGATGAACTGGCAGCTTACCGAGCAGATCGAAGAATTTAAGGATGAGCAGGAGCAATTGCTCACCCAATTACCCCTTGGTGGCTCGCAGTACCTAAAACTTTGGTATGACGAGCGCAGAAAGCGTCCTTGCGCTGAGTTTTTGCCCATCGACAAGGTGTTAATCCCGTTTGCCGCGTCCAATTTCTACACCGCACAGCGTGCCACTGAGATCCACGAGATCACAGAGTTTGAATTTAGGCAGCGCATTGATGCAGGCATGTACAAAGATGTGTCAATTATCCGCGCCACGATGGAGCCGGATGAGACGCACGCAGAAAAAGCCAACAACAAGATTGAAGGCCGCAAGTTTGACGAGAATGACGACGGCTTACGCACGGTTTATCACACCTACACCTACCTCGAAGTCGAAGAAGACAGCGTCACTGACGGCGAGATGGCGCCTTACATCCTGATGATCGACAAACTGGACAACGAAGTCATCGGTTTGTACAGAAATTGGGAAGACGGCGATGAAACGATGACCAAGCTGGACTGGGTTATCGAGTACAAGTTCATTCCATGGCGTGGCGCCTACGCGATTGGCATGCCGCACTTGATTGGTGGCCTATCAGCAGCGCTTACGGGAAGCTTACGAGCGCTTTTGGATGCCGCGCATATCAATAATGCCCCAGCACTACTAAAGTTTAAGTCGGCCAAGGTCTCTGGCCAAAGCCAACAAGTCGATATTACGCAAGTCGTAGAGATTGAAGCGGCACCAGGCGTGGATGACATTCGCAAGCTTGCGATGCCCATGCCGTTCAACCCTCCATCGGCAGTGTTATTCGAGCTTCTAGGCTGGCTAGACAAGGCTACAAAGGGCGTTGTGACCACGGCTGAGGAAAAGATAGCCGATGTGAACGCACAAGCGCCTGTAGGCACCACACAAGCCCTGATTGAGCAGGGTGCCGCGGTGTTTTCTGCCATCCACAGTCGTTTGCACTCCTCACAGGCGCGTTTGCTCAAGGTTTTAGGTCGTCTGAACCGCTGGTATCTCAAAGATATGCGCAAAGGCGAGGTTGTTCACGATCTGAAGATTGAGGTTGAGGATTTTGAGCGCAATGGTGACGTGGTTCCGGTCTCTGACCCGCATATTTTCAGCGAAACCCAGCGCATGGCCCAGATTCAGGCGGTATTGGCCCGCTCGGACAAGGCCCCAGACCTCTATGACCGCCGTGCCGTTGAAGAAAGACTCCTAAAGCAGCTAAAAATCCCTGCTTACAACGAGTTGCTCAAGAATACGCCAGCACCTAATGAGCTTTCGGCCATTGATGAGAACGTGGCCATGTCGCTTGGTCAAAACGGCTACGCTTACATGCACCAAGACCACTTGGCGCACATCCAGTCGCACTTAGACTTCGCGCTTAACCCGGCATTTGGTGGCAATCCCATCATGGCAAGCATTTACCTGCCGCGGGCACTCGAGCACATCAAGCAGCACATGGTGCTTTGGTATCTCAACCGCAGCCAGGGTTACCTGCAGAAGTTGCGTGGCAAGCCTTTTGATGAGGACGAGTACCAGAACCACCGCATGACGCCAGAGATTGACAAGACCCTGGCACTGGTCTCGCAGCATGTAAAGCAAGACAGCGATCAAGCCTTCCAGCAGATCCTGCCGTTAGTGCAGCAGCTATTGCAAGCCATGCAGCAAATGACGCCACAGCCGCAACTGCCGCCTGAGGCGCAGGTCCTGAAGGAAACCAGCCTGGCAGAGACCCAGCGTCGCGCCCAGCGTGATCAGGCTGAGATGCAACTCAAGGGTGCAGACATGCAGCAGCGCAGCCAGATTGACATGGCCCGCATGCAAGCAGAGCAGCAACGCGCAGCAGCGAAAGATCAGTTGGATGTAGCGCTTAACGCCACAAACAACCTGACCAAGGAGAGGATTGAAACTGCCCGTCTGACGCAGCGAGATGAGCAGTTACAAGCAGAGCAGTATGAGACTGCAATCAAGCTTCAGAACGAAGCCCAACGCAACTTAGGAGTGAATCGTGGCCCAACCATCCAATAACGTGAAAGACATGGAAGCTGTGCCGTATCACAAGCGCATCGCCATGGGAGCCAACCTTGACGGCACTAGCCTGCAGTCCAAGGGAGCACAACAGCAACCCAAAGCCAAAGGAGGCCTCAGCCAGGTACCTAAGAAAAAGTGAGAACCATTTCTGATCTGATCGGCGCATTAAAGACACGCCAGGCTGAAATAGGCCTTGCCCTTGCAGCGGGAAACGCAGCGACATGGGAGGCGTATCAGCGCATGGTTGGAGAGCATCTAGGCCTTAAAAAGGCGCTAGACATCATTGATGACTTAATAAGAGATGAAGATGAACATGATTGAACCAGTAGCGTCTGACGACGCTGAGATGGCTTGGGCATTTCCGAGCGTAGATCCTGGTGCGAAACCTCTTGGTGGCCGTGTGATGGTACATATCCGTCGATCCAAGAAAAGAACCACCAAAGCAGGCATTGTCTTGGTTGAAGAGACCAAGGAAACAGAGAAGTGGAACACACAGATTGGCAAGGTCGTCGATATGGGAGCGCTGGCATTTCGTAAGCGCGACTCGATGGAACCTTGGCCTGAAGGCTCATGGTGCCAAGTGGGCGACTTTATTCGCGTGCCCAAGTGGGGCGGTGATCGCTGGGAAGTCAAAGTTCCCGGTGAAGATCACGGCGAAGATCCGGCGCTTTTCATGATCTGCAATGACCATGAAATTATTGCCAAGATCACGGGTAACCCCTTAGAGACGAAGGCATTCCTATGAGCGCAGAAGAGAAAGACGAAATCCTTGACATCAAGGAAGAGAAAGACGGCTCCGTTATTGTTGAGATGCCCGACACGGGCGAAGAAGTTGAAGATAACGAACCCGTACAAGCAGCAGAGGGTGGACCTGCCAATGATGAAGACGCTGATCATCAAGACGATACTGAAGCCATTCGTACTGCCAAGCGTAATCGCCGCCGTGCTAAACGCGATGCCGCCAAGCAGCATCAGATCGAGAAAGATCACCGCCTGTCCATGTTGCAGCGCCAGAATGAGGAATTGCTGCAGCGCCTGGCAGTCATTGAGCGCAAGACCCATGCCGGCGAACTAGCGCAGATTGATGAGGCTATCAGGCAAGCAGCGACAAGCGTTGAATATGCCAAGCTGAAGATGTCCCAAGCCACCAACGAGCAAGACGGTGACGGGCACATCAAAGCACAAGAGATGTGGTTCGACGCTCGCAAGAAGCTTGAAGACCTGCAAAACCTGAAGAAGGTTGCAGCCCAGCCGCGGCAGCAGCAAAGCCTGCCCAATCCCAAGATTGCCAACTATGCCCAGCAATGGCAGCAGCGCAACCCTTGGTTTGATCCTGGTATGGGCGACTTGGATAGCAAGGTTACCAAGGACGTTGATGAGCACCTAGCGCGAGAAGGCTGGGACCCTGCCACGGAAGACTATTGGCAGGAGCTAGACAGACGCTTGCGCCAATACGTTCCTCATCGGTACAATGCTAATGAAAGCGGTTCTGCTTCTAAAAATAGGCCCCGTTTTATGCAAGCAAGTACAGGTCGTGAATCAGCAGCGGCAGCAGGTGGCCGCAGATCCTTCGAGCTTTCACCCGAGCAGGTGAGAGCTATTAAGGATGCTGGTTTATGGGACGATGAAAAGGCTAGAAACCGGATCATCAGACAGTACGCTTCACAACAACGGGCTTAGGAGTAAGACATGGAATCACGCTTAAAGAAATCCCTCACTGCCGGTGGCCGCGAGTCACGCGCAAGCGAAGACGTAGTGCGCCAAGCCGTGCAGGAGCAGTTCCTCTCAGCACAGGACATTGACAAAATGTGGAGTGATGAGTGGACACAATCGGCGCTGCCGAAAGTCCCGGATATTCCGGGATGGCATCTTTGCTGGCTTTCTACAACCAACAGTTACGACACCATTGATAAGAGAATCCGACTCGGTTACGTTCCGGTGCTAGCCGATGAGTTACCAGGGTTTGAGAATTATCGGGTCAAGGCGGGCGAACACGTTGGGCATATCTCCTGTAACGAGATGCTGCTGTTTAAGTTACCCATGGACGTGTACCAGAAGGTAATGACACGGTTGCATTACGACAAACCTCGTGAAGAGGCTGAGAAGATCAAAGTGCAGTTAGACAATCTTCAAGGCGCACGGGATAGTCAAGGCAGGACGCTATTGCAGACGGAAGGGCAAGGACTCGACAGTCTCGATAAATCCCCCATTAACCGGCCCCCGGTATTCGAGGGCTAACTCGGAGTAAATTATGTCTGCTACAAGCGCACCGTTTGGCTTGCGGCCTGCATTCCACCCCAGCGGGTTGGATCGTGCTCAGGCACTTGCCAATGTTATTGAAAGCGGCTACGCAGCAAACATCCTTAAAGGCCAAGCAGTTAAGTTAACTGCCGCTTCGGGATATATTGTTGTTGCTTCAGCCGGAGATCCTTTGTTTGGCGTCTTTAATGGCGTTGAGTGGACCGATACGACTGGTCGTCGTCGCGTGTCTAACTACTGGCCCACAGGAACTGCTTATCAAACCGGCTCTTTAGTTGCCTACATTTGGAATGACCCACAGGTCGTTTACGAAATTCAGGCTGCTGGTTCGATTGCACAAACTGCTATCGGCCAAGAGTTTGACATCAGCAATGCAACCGCCGGTTCAACAACCACCGGCCTGTCGCAATGCACGATGGATACCACCGCAGCTTCTGCCAACAACAGCAAGCAATTGCGCGTGATTGATCTCGCTCCCTATCCTGGGAACGCCTGGGGTGATGCGTACACCATTGTTCGTGTACAAATTGCTGAAAACCAATACGCTGGCTACTACAACACATCCGCTGTTGTATACCCGGCAACCGTAGCATAAGGAGGGCGTGAATCATGGCAGCCCCAATGCGCAGTACAGACTTTCGCTCGATTGTTGAGCCAATCCTCAACGAATGTTTCGACGGAGTCTATGATCAACGTGCCGACGAGTGGAGCCGTGTGTTCCGCGAGCAGCAAGGCATTCCCCGTAACTACCACGAAGAGCCGGTTCTTTACGGTTTCGGCGCAGCGCCTCAGCTTCCTGATGGCACCCCAGTGACCTATCAGCAGGGCGGTGTGCTCTTCCTCAAGCGCTATGTGTACTCGGTGTATGGCCTTGCCTTCGCCTTGACCAAAGTGCTCGTTGAAGACGGCGACCATATCCGTATCGGCCAGGTGTATGCACGTCACCTTGCACAGTCCTTGATTGAAACCAAGGAAACCCTGTGCGCCAACGTACTGAACAACGCCTTCACGGGTGGACAGTATGCTGGTGGCGACGGTGTAGCACTTAACAGCGCTTCGCACCCCATCGTTAACGGTACGTTCAGCAACCTGCTGACCACCGCTGCTGTTCTCAGCCAGACCTCGCTTGAGCAAATGCTCATCCAGATCCGTCAGGCCGTGGACAACAACGGCAAGAAGATCCGCTTGGTCCCACGCCAGTTGGTTGTGGCTCCTGGCAATATCTTCCAGGCTGAGGTTCTCCTGAAGTCCGTTCTTCGTGCTGGCCAGGCAAACAACGACATCAACCCGATCAAGTCGATTGGCTTGCTCGACGAGGGTGCTGCTGTTCTGTCGCGTCTTACCTCTGCTACGGCATGGTGGGTTCAGACCGATGCGCCTGAAGGCATGAAGCTCATGATGCGCCGTCGTCTTGAGAAGACGATGGAAGGGGACTTTGAGACCGACACCATGCGCTACAAGGCAACTGAGCGCTATGACGTTGGATTCACTGATCCACGCGCCATGTATGGGACACCTGGCGTTTAGGGTAGACGGTAGCCAACGGGATCGGTAAAATCCAAATGAGCAATCAAATGGAGATTACCGATGCCAGAGAAATGTCATGTTCACAATTGCACTCAACCTGTTGTTGCAAAAGGCTTATGCCGAAAGCACTATATGCGGGTGCAAAGGCACGGAAATGTTGAAGAAACTCGACCAGATGATTGGGGAAAGCGCGAAAAGCATCCGGCTTACAGCTCGTGGTGTAATTTGCGCCGATACCATCGTCTCAATATGCAAGAATCGTGGAAGGCTGATTTTTGGGCGTTTATTAAAGATGTCCCCGAAAAACCGGAAAGCGCTCAAGCAAAACGATGTGATTCAACAAAGCCTTGGGGCAAAGACAATTTTTATTGGAAAGAAAAAAGAGTTGCTTCCGAAGATCGAAAAGAATACATGCGGCAATGGCATAGGCAGGCTAGACTTGCAAATGCTGATTACTACATGGATATTGATCTTCGCAAAAAATATGGAATCACTCTTGAGTGGTATCGTAATACTCTCGCCAAGCAAAACAATGTCTGTGCCATTTGCAAGCAACCAGAAACCGCTGTTATTAGGGGTAAGGTGATTGCAATGCCAGTAGATCATGATCACAAGACGGGTAAAGCAAGAGGTTTGCTTTGCACAAAATGTAATCAAGGTTTGGGCTTGTTCCGTGACAATAAAGACATTCTCCAAGTTGCAATCCAATACTTGGACTCCTTCTCGACGTGAAAGGAAAGAGAATGGATCTTAAAAATTGCTCCAGGGGGCTTCGGCCCCTACTTTATAGGAGTTAAGCATGACTACGACTCGGTTTCCTAACGGCGTTACCAACGTCGGTGAGGATTCGCTGTTTGCCCAGTTGGCGCAATTAGCAGCAACGAACTTCCACACCTACTTTGAGGACTTCGATTACTACACTGCTGCTAATTGGACAGTTACCGAAACAGATGCTGGCGCAACACAAGCGCTTGCTGATGGCGATGGTGGACTGCTCTTAATCACTAATACAGCGGCAGATAACGATCTTGTGTCCTTGCAGAAGGTTGGTGAATCGTTCCGTTTTGCCGCGGGCAAAAAGTTGTTCTTCGAGGCTCGTTTCAAGGTTAGCGACGCAACCCAATCAGATGTAGTGATTGGCCTGCAGATCACTGACACAACGCCTCTTGATGTAACCGATGGTGTGTTCTTCATCAAAGCTGACGGTGCAGCCACAGTGAATTTCCTTGTTGAGAAAAACAACACGGCAACCACGGCTAGCTCAGTCGCCACGATGGCAAACGACACCTTTATTCGCCTTGGGTTCTACTACGATGGCGTAAGCGCAGTTCAATACTTTGTCAATGGTGCCAACGCTGGAAGTTCAGTGACCACCAACCTGCCTGATGATGAAGACTTGACTGTGACCTTTGCAATTCAGAATGGTGAGGCAGTAGCCAAGACCATGACCGTGGATTACATCTACGTTGCTAAGGAGCGCTAATCATGGGCCAGTTCAAGCCGATGGTGAAGATGATGACCACCGAGCCTTCAGTGGAGTTAAAGCTGAAGAAAGGTGGCATGGTCAAGACACCTAAAAAAGTAACGAAGATGATGAATGGCGGTGTCATGGGCGGCTTGGCAGCAATGCCCGCTCCTGGCTCCCGCGGTGGTATGGCACCTGCTATGGCACCCCGTCGTCCTTCTATGGCAGCACGTCGTGCGGCGATGATGAATCGTCCCATGATGAAAGAAGGTGGCGAGACCAAGGCAGAACACGCAGCCGAAATGAAGAAGATGATGGGTACCGAGGCCAAGCTTAAAAAGCATGCCTCTATGCCTGCATCTAAAGCTCACAAAGGCCTAAAGACCGGCGGTGTGGTTATGGGCCAGGGCGGCTTCAAAAAAGGCGGCGCAGTACCCAAGAGCGGCATTCTTCCAGTAGCAGAGTCTGAGCGCGGCGCTAAAGAGTACGTCAAGACCAAGATGGATACAGCGCATGTTGATAAAGCCAAGGGTCCTACCGGCGATGTCAAGATGGGCAAGCCTGGCGGTTACAAAACCGGCGGCGTCGTCATGGGTCAAGGCGGTTACAAGAAAGGTGGTGCCGCAAAAAAGGGCTACGCTACGGGGGGTCTTGTTGATTCAGGCAAACCCGTAGCCTACCCCAAGAAGCCAGCTTCGGCGGCTGTGTCGAATGATCGTCAGTCGGGCACCTTCAAGAAAGGTGGCAAAGTCAAGTTTAACGATGGCGGCGCTGCAGGTGCTGTGAGCAATTACGAGCGTGACATGCTTAAAAAGAATGTCGCTCCCGTGAAAGACCCACAGGCAACTGCAGCCAAGGCGAGTCGAGATCTTGAGGAAGCGTTGAATCCGATTGGCATCTTTAAGGAGCTTGGCGGCAAGCTTCGTGACAAGTTGCGTGGCCAAGGTGCGGTAACTGAGACTGAGAAGTCTGTAACGGTATCGCCACCACCAGCCAAAAAGCGAGCCGGCGGCGCGTGCTAAATAG